ATAAAGACGATCAATGTCGTCCTTATCAACTTGCTGTTTTTCTGCAATATTTGGATCTACAGAACGTAGACCATCCCAACCATCTGGGTTCATTCTTATGCCCCTTCTGGCGGTGCCTCACCTTGTGGCATTTCACCGCTCTCTGCTTGCGCCGCCATTTGGGCGGCTTCCATTGCCTGCTGCATCATCATCTCGCGTTCTTCTGGAGATGTGCGCAACTCAGCCGGGATGCCCAGCTTGTCGGCAACATAATCTGCAATGCTGCCGGTCTTTACAGCCATTTGGCCTTCTGGGCCAAGGGCTGACGACATTTGCACCCACTGCATAATCTTCTCGATATCACCCATATTTTGCGCTTGCGCAATCGGGCTAACAGGTGTGACCTTGACCTCAAGGCCATTGACGCGCAGTGGCATCTCAATCAGGCCACGCTCGTCCATCACATACAAGATACGCGCAATCATTGGCACCATAGTCTCAGTAATCAAACGACCAAAAGCGGAGCCAAGGTTCTGCGCCAGTTCTTTCATGCGTTCTGCAATTTCTGTCGCAGACCTTGCGCTCATATTGTCGGGCGGCAGTGTGTCATCCAGCAGGATCTTTTTCACGTTCATGCGCAAATCATTGATGATGATCTGTGACACATTGAAATCACCAGAGCGCGGCAACATACGCAGGCTCTCACCCTGTGGGCCACCGTTACGCGCCACCGGGATAATAGCACCCGGCGCAATGCGGATTGCCTGCGGGTTTAGAACGCCGTCATCTGCGGCAGTGTAAACACCGGCAATAGACAAGCTGGCATTTTTAAGCAGCAACTCTAGCGTCTTGTTTAGTGTCTTAATGTCTGGAATTGCAGTAACCAACGGCCCGCGACCATAGACCTCACCAGCTACTTTCATATAACGCGCCACGATCCAAGGGCTGGATTTCATGTAACGCTTTAATAGCTCGGCTTTGCCTTCCGGCCAAATGACGTGATAGCAAAACTCGCCCATCTCAGGTTCATACAGTGTCGCCTCGATAAGCTCGATTTCTTCGGTTGGCTTTTCGTCAATCATGCGCTGCATACGCTCTGGGATTTCGGCATCCTGCCAATGCTGGCTGATGGCCTCGCCCTTCATGCGCATACGCCGGTAAACATTATCGACCCTGCCGTGTGCGCCCTCTTCAATGGCAACCAGATACTGCGGCACGGCGGTAAAGCGTATTGGGTTTAGTTCATCGCCGGGTTGGATCAGCATACAAGCCGTGCCAACTGCCAGATCGAGCAAGAACTCGCCCATAGCCAAATCAAAATTAGATTGGCGCAGAACACTAAACATTGTGTCGCTGTACATATCCAGCGCCATTTGTGCTTCAATCTTGCGCTCTTCTGGGATTTCTGGCCCCGGCTCTAAGCGGCACCACGGCGCATAAGGTGGGAATAGACCCGACTGAATGCGGTTGGCAAAACGCTGTGTCGCATTGATAGCCGTGCTATCGAACACGCGAGCCATTTTGTTTTGCCCCGGAGAGCCACCGCCCTCGTAATAGCCATCATACAGATTGCGCTGTGGCAAGCCGAACTCATAACAATCTTCGTAAATCTGCCGCCAATTGTCTTTGCGGCGCTGCGCAATATCGTGACGTTTTAGGATTTCCTCAACACTACGCATTTGCTTTATTCCTTTTGCTTATGGCTGCGGCCTTCTTTTTGGCGTCTGCCTTGGAGCTTGCGCCCCAAGCGCGAAGCGACAAGAGCAGGCGCGTTGGTTCACCCCCCTTATACTCTGGCCCCGGCATACCACCCATACGCGCCAAGAATGATGCGCGGCGCGGATTGTCGCCCGACTTTACTGGGCGTTTCAAGTTCATGCCTTGCGCTTTGGCAGAACGGCGACCGGCCTCATTCAGACCGCCTTTAGGGTTTTTGCCCGCCGCCCGCGTCCAAGCCGGTGATTTAGCCACGCGCCGCCCTCATATTATCGACAAGGTTAGGATATGGACGACCAGACTTTGCTGCGGCTCGCTGTGCCTTGCGCTTTTGCGCTGGGGTTAAACCCTTTGGCTTGCCCAAACCTTTTGGGCGCTTCTTATCCCAAACCTCTTTTTTCTTTTGCATTACTTACCGTAACCCTTACCTTTTTTCTTCGGCATAACTACGCTCCTAATGTTGTTTTGGCTTCTTCTTCTTGACCACCGCCGCCTAAACGACCAGCCATCATTAGACCACGGCGACCAGCCCGGCGGGCGCGCCTCTTAGCCGCCTCTGTACGTTCAGCCCTCGTAACTCTACGTTCAGACGCAAGAGCCGTTGCTGTCTTTGCCTTATCTGTTGGATCACGGCCTGCCTCTAGCGCGGCACCAGCTTTAACCAATGGTTGCACTATTTTAGGAACTTTTTTTAAAATCCCTGCGGATGTTCCAATTTTAGTAAATATTTTTCCTGCTGAACCCATAATTATGTTCCTAACGTTGTTTCATCATCGGCGGTGCCGCCGCGAATACCTGACATTAACATGCGCCGACCACCATATTGCCTAGCCCTGCGTTGCGCAGCAATCTTTCTGGCTTGACTTTCCTCTTGGGCTTCAATGCGTTTCTCTTGACGATCTTGTGCCTCGGTCACTTCCGGGGCAACTGCCGCCGCTGTCGGCATTACTACCTTTGGAGATTTGAAAAGACCACTCATCAATATATCCTTGCAAACATTGTGTAATCAAAACCGCCCGGCCCATATTTCCGCAGAACGCCCTCTGGCGTGAATTTTAACATCTTTGCCCACCGCATCGCAAGCTCATTTTCCATATCAACCGTGATCTGTAATCTTTTTAAATTATGAATTGTAGAAATCTTATCAAAGTATCTAATAGCAGCCCTCGTCACTGTCACAGAAATATTAGGAAATTCTATAGATGTTATCATCCACGCCTCGGCTGTTCCCGGCCACATAATATTACAGCCCAAACAAGCCACAATTCTACCGCGCCACATTGCGGTCACCGCATCACCCTCGGCTTGGAACGCCTTGAGCATGTCCTGATAATTAGGAATATGCTCAAAAACCTTCTTGTCGTGTTCTCGCAGATCAGCTGCGTAGGGGTGCGCCCAGTGAAACGGCACAATCTGGATCTGGCGATTGTTTGTTATTTCCTTTTGCCACATTAGAAAATACTGAAATCCATATTGGCGGTGGCCTGTTTAAACTGATTTCTAAACTGGCTGTTGCGCGTAATGTTCCGCACCTCGCCAGCCCCAAGCATCAAATAGCCAAATGCGTCACCAACGTGCGAGTGCTGGTTTTTATTCGGCACATCGCGGAACCGTTCCTGCCCAGACCCGACAGCCATACGCTTGAAATGATACCCGCCAGCCAATGACTTACGCACCTTGGCGCAAGAGCGATTAACCAGCAAGCCCGGCTTGCCGTCAATCAACCTATTCATCGGCATAGCGCCAGCCTCGCGCCGCACCATAAAATCGTTGGTGCTGGTCGGCCTAGCGTGAAGCCCCATCGTGCGCAAATGCTCAAACGCCGTGACCTCAAATATCTCGTCACGCTTTACACCCGCCGGGTCACCCCAGATTAGCACGTCCGATTTTGGAAAGTGCTGCTGTATGTCAGCCAGCAAGTGATGGCAAAACCTTTCCAAGCCCATATCAAACGCGACTAGCTCATGCACAACGTGCCACCGGCCATTTTGCATCTTCTGCCCAAAGACAGCCGCAGGCGTCAACCCAAAGTCAAGCCCGATATGCACCGGCCAACCCTCTTCGATATGCACGTCAGCCGACATCATACTGTCAACAAACTCATGCCAGACCGGCTTGCCGTCCTGCACATAAACATACTTAGCCCCAGCGTAGCATTGTATCCAGTCAATGGTCTTTCCCGCTAACTGCTGTTCGTAATAGCCGGGCGGCAGGTTGTTGGTGTTCTCAGCTTGTGGGTTATTGATCCAATATTTGTCAGCTGAGAATATAGCACCCTCGTGTTCTTTGGTTCCCTCAATCACGCCGCCGGGCTGCTTGTAAAACTTCCAAGGATACTTTCCGCGAATAGGATTTTTCTCAGCTAACTGGTGCCACCAGTGGTCGCTATCCATTGGGTTGGTACTCATCCACACGCCACGCCAAGTACAACCGCCATTCGCCCTAGTCGGAAAACGACCGACACGCGATGTTAAACCATCAACCACCGCCTTTGGCAACTCACGCGCCTCATCAATAAAGCCGCCAGTCAACTCAAGCGACAACAGTTTTCGCACGTCACGAGGCTGATCCAACGCCAAGAAAATCACCTCACAATCAAGCCCAGCCGCTCCATCACGCGGCGGCAGCTTGATGTGATGTGTAATAGGCGGCGACCAGCGCATCGGCCCCCAAACATTCTCAGGGAATAACTCTTGCCACGTCTTAATCGTGGTCGTGCGTAGCTCCGGGTAACTGTTTCGGATAACTGCAAATCTGGTATATCTGATCCCATCTATCGGCGATGGTTCCTGCTTCACAGCCCTCAACATCACTTCCGCTAACGAACCGAATGTCTTGCCAGACCCCACTGGCCCCATCAATCCACGCACAAAGCTGTCGTCTTGCAAAAATTCCCATACGGTCGGACTTTCCGAAAAATCTAAATTCAACCCCGCCAAAGCCTCAGTGGTTGGCTGCTTCCTGCGCCGGGGTGATCTGTCTGTTGCTGCTCTAGCTCGCGCCATCATAATCCTCTGGGTCAAAAATAATAGTTAAATTATCGTTAAATTGTTCGCTTTCCAACTCAAGCATAGGCCCGCCGCACACCGTGCAAACAATAGCCTCGCCGCTGTCATATACCCTGCCCCTAGTCAGATGGTTACAAAATCCACACAAAACGTCATGCTTAAAAAACTTAACGCTGAAATATTCTTTCATGCTAATCACGTCAGCCATCGTCACCCTC